CTGAGCATCCTCGTTATAAACATGATCAATTGATGAATGGTGCGTATAATTCTCAGTTGGATCAGTTTATCATGGATCGTACAGGAATTAAATTGTGGACTCATGGTCATACTCATGAAGATTTTGACTACATGATTAAACAATGTCGTGTTGTTTGTAATCCTCGTGGTTACATCAACTACGAAGATCGTGCTGATCGTTTTGAGTTAAAGGTAGTTGAAGTATGAGTGATTACAATCCTGACAAATGGATGGTTGTCAAAATTACTGGAAAAGATACACCACCTGTCTATAAAGTTTTTGCTTGTTGGTATGGTGGTTATCTTGAAGGCGATTCTTGGAAATTAAATTCAGGTATTACTAAGGTAACCGAAAAAGAAGATTGCTTCTTCTTTGAAGGATCCAGTGGTTCAGTTTATGAATGTAATAAAGGATTATATGGTGCCAGTGGATTTGGTACTGGAATTCTTCAAAATATGAGTGATAGACTTTATAAAGTAGGTGGAAAAATTGAGATTCTACCTGAAGAAACAAATTGGTTGGAGATTAATTATGAGTAAGTATACATTGGAAGTTCAAGAAAATGAAGATGGAGAGTTCTTTATTGAATTGAATGACGAAATTCTTGAAGGCACTGGTTGGAAAATCGGTGATGATCTTAATTGGAAAGATAATGGAGATGGGAGTTGGACTTTGAGTAAATCAGATAAAGTTTGGGTTCTTGTTGAGTGTGTTCAACAGTATCGTATGCGTTACATGGTTCAAGCACCAGCTGACCATCCTGAATATGCGCTTGATGATGTAACTTGTCAAGACGCTAAAGAGTTTTCACAGTTAGATATTGGTGAGACAATTGTTTCTCATCGTGTAATTTCTCATGATGACGCATTAAAATTATGCGACGAAGATAATGACTATACTAATGGTTGGACTGAAGAACAAAAGGTAAGAGCATTTTTCACAAAAGAAGGCGAAGGAAGAGGTTTTTAATATGCCAAAATTTACACTAATTGCTGAACATACAAATTGGTACACTGGTAAAGTTGAATCTAAAGTTACCTATGAATTTGAAGCTGATGGTATATCTGATGTACTTCAGAATACTGATCTGTTTATTCGTGGAGTAGGTTATTTCCCAGAAGGAACGCTAGATTATGTTCCTGATGAAAATTATGGTGAAGCACCTGAGTGGCGAGTACCAGAGTGGGAAACACCACAAGATGATATCAGTCATTCAGAGTTTTTCTTTGACACCGAAAGGAACAAATAATGGGAATGCCACTTGATGTATTAATGTTTCAACAAGCATGCGATCAAAAAGCATCGCCTGAAAATGCTGCATTATATAAGTCTTTGATGGAAGAAGAATTCAAAGAGTTTATTGATGCTCATTGGAATCGTGATGAAGTAGAAATGCTTGATGGTTGTATGGACTTAATTTGGGTTACGCTTGGATTCTGTCACATGAAGGGTTATGATGTACAAAAAGCGTGGGATGAAGTTCTTCGAAGCAATATGGCAAAAGTTGACCCTACTACTCGTAAGGTTACTCGTCGCGAAGATGGTAAGATTTTGAAGCCAGAGGGCTGGACTCAACCTGATTTGAGCAAATTTATTAAAAAGTCTTGACATTAATTCAATGTTAGGGTATAATTATATTATGATTACATTATACTTAGATATGGATGGTGTCCTTGCTGATTTCAACAAGGAATACACCAAATATGACCCATTGAAAGAAGATCGAAAGAAATTTCAATCAGCTGTTATGGAACATCGTATTTTTGAGAAGTTAGACTTTATGTGTGACACTCAAGAATTGCTGAACCATGTTGCAAAACTGAAAGGAATCAACATTGAGATTCTTACATCAATGGGAACTTTTCGAACTGAACAAGGTGAGGCTGCGAAATCACAGAAACTTAAATGGTTGAATGAGAAAAACATTCCTTACCGAGCAAACTTTTCTAGAAGTAAAGATGAAAAAGCGAAGTGGGCAACACCTACTTCAATTTTGATTGATGATTCTGTTGGATGTATTAGTCCGTTTGTTGAAGCAGGTGGTCATGGTATTTTACACACTACTTCTTCTGAAACGATTCGATTACTGGATTCAACGATAAAACTTTTATCATGAATATTTTTTACTTACATAACGATCCGTCGGCATGCGCTAAAATGCATGTCGACAAACATTGCGTAAAGATGATTTTAGAATATGCACAATTACTTTCTACTGCCCACCGCTATCTTGACGGCATTCTTGTTACTGGTTTATCTCAGTCTGGTCGCAAACGGAAGCAATACATTATCGAAGACGATCGTGAGCATTTACTGTACAGTGCTACTCATATTAATCATCCCTCTGCTATTTGGGTAAGACAATCTGCTGCTAATTATATGTGGCTAGCAGAAATGCTTGAAGAACTCTGTAAAGAGTATTCCTATCGTTATGGGAAAATTCATAAAGTTGAATCGATTGGTTTGATGCAGATCCTCAAAAATAACTTTCCTAAGAATTTACCTGAAGGAAACTGGACTGAACCAACTCCAGCCATGCCTGACCACTACAAAGTTGCTGGAGATTCTATCCAGTCTTACAAAAACTACTACCTTGGCGACAAAACTCGCATGTTCTCTTGGAAAAATCGTGAAACCCCATCTTGGGTTTCATAAATAGAATTATAAGGAGTTTTACGATGCCAACATATAGATTCCGTAATACGGAAACTGACGAGATTTTTGATGTTATTATGAAAATTTCAGAGTACGATCAGTACAAAGAAACAAATCCAACCCACGAAAGATACCACGACACCCCTATTCCTATGGGTGATCCTGTCCGACTAGGTGTCCGTAAAAAAGATTCAGGATTCAAGGAGGTGCTACAAAAAATTAAAGAGAAAACTACCTACGCAGATTTCGATAAAACATCTTCACAAATTTAAGGAATTTAAATGGCTCGTAAATCGCCACTTTCAGTAGTAGAAAAAGATAATAATGAAATTCGTGAGTCAAAGCCAGTTGCTAGTAATCAATTAAAATTACGATTAGATAATCTAAAAACTTTTCAACCACTAACAGATAATCAAAAACTATTTTTCGATGCATATAAAACTGGTGATTATTTTGTAGCACTTCATGGTGTAGCAGGAACAGGTAAAACTTTTATCGCACTTTATAAAGCAATAGAAGAAGTGCTTGATAAATCAAATCCATTCAATAAGATTATTGTTGTTCGTTCAGCAGTTCAATCTAGAGAGATTGGTCATCTTCCAGGAGATGTTGGTGAGAAAATGGAAATCTACGAACAACCTTATCGTCAGATTTGTCATCAGTTATTTGACCGCAAGGATGCTTGGGATCGTTTGGAAGAACAAGGTTATATTCAATTTATTTCTACATCCTTCATCCGTGGTATGTCTTTCGACAATGCTATTATTATTGTTGACGAGATGCAGAATTTGACATATGAAGAAATTGACACAGTTATGACTCGTGTTGGTCATATGTCTAAGATTATTTGGTGTGGAGACTATCGCCAAACTGATCTAAATAAAAGAAAGAACGATGTTACTGGTATTCTTAAATTCTTTGATATTGCCCAACATATGTCGGCATTTACTCGAATTGAATTTACTGTAAATGATATTGTTCGCTCATCGTTAGTCAAAGATTATATCTTGGCTAAATTAAAATACGAAGATTACGAGGACAGAAAATGATTACAGGAGATCAATTTAAACACTTATTTCCAAGAGCGCAAGATCCAGATGGCTGGGCTGAGGCAATGAATAATGTGTTTCCAACTTACGATATTAATACACCACATCGTGTCGCAGCATTTCTTGCTCAGTGTGGGCATGAGTCTGGTGGTTGGACTGTGTTTGAAGAAAACCTAAACTATTCCGCACAAGGATTAAACAGTATTTTCAAGAAGTATTTCCCTACTATTGAATCTGCAACACCTTATGCTCGTCATCCAGAAATGATTGCTAATAAGATCTATGCTAATCGCATGGGTAATGGTGGTCCAGAATCTGGTGATGGATATAGATATCGTGGTCGTGGACCAATTCAGTTGACTGGTCGTGCGAACTATACTAAATTTGCTCAAGAGATGTTTGATGACTGGCAGAATGTTGTTGATAATCCTGACTGGGTAACTGCTGATCGCGACTTTGCTCTTATGTCAGCAATTTGGTTTTGGAATGCGAACAAGTTAAATGTTCAAGCTGACAATGGTGATATTAAGTTAATGACTAAAAAGATTAATGGTGGATACATTGGTCTTGAAGATCGTATTAAACACTATGAGGAATGCATTAATTTACTTACATAATGAAAACATTTATTGATCATGAATTTGCGAAACTGGAGCGTATCGATAGTCCCGAAGGCAGGTTATACCGCACACCTTCGGGTAAATCCTATCCCTCCGTTACCACAGTTACTGGATTGCACTCAAAACAGGGAATCCTTGATTGGCGAAAAAGAGTCGGAGAAGAAGAAGCAAACAAAATCTCCACCAGAGCAGCATCAAGAGGAACCAAAATTCACTCCCTCTGCGAATCCTATTTGCGTGGAGAACCTACTCAACCAGATTTCTTTGATTCGCACCTATTTAAAAGTCTCGTCCCAGAATTAAATAATATAGATAATATACATGCGTTAGAGAGTCCGCTTTATTCTCACCATCTACAAGTTGCAGGAACTGTTGACTGTATTGCTGAGTATAAAGGTAGGTTATCTATCATTGATTTTAAAACATCATCTAAACTTAAAAATCGTGATTGGATTCATGGTTACTTTATGCAGACTTCTGCATATGCAGTTATGTTTGAGGAGTTGACAGGAATTCCTGTTAATAGACTTGTAATTATAGTTGGGGTTGATAATTATACCCCACAAGTGTTTGAAGAGCGTAGGAATGAATGGATTGGACATTTTAAAGATCTTCGCAAAGAATATTTGCAATTAAAAGGTATTTAATTTGACTATAATAAATATATAATGTATAATAGGTGAATGGTTGTGTGAAGCAACTAGAAAAGTATTCTGGACGGGAGTTCGATTCTCCCCACCTCCACCAGAAGTGCATGTGTTAGATGAAAGAAACCATTTTATGGGCTCTAATGGGTGTGCTTCTGATGGGGGTGACTAGGTTTCGACAGGGTAACAAGTATAGAAGTGGACAACCCATCAGAGTAGATGTTAAAACTAAACAAAAGTAAACGCAAACGACTCACAGTTCGCATTGGCAGCTTAATCGCTGACTAGGGTTTCGGTAACTTTCCTCGTAACAGAATAAGTTACCATATTTTTTAAAAAGGGAATTAAATGAAAAAAGTTATTTTAATCGCAGCATTATTGGCATCTATGGGTGTTCAAGCAGTTGAACTAGGTATCAACGCAAGTCGCGATACTGCCAATACAGATCGTACTGGTGTAGGTATTACTGTTGGACAGAAGTTTGATAAAGTAGGCATCACTGCTGGATTTGATCAATACAAAACTGGAACTGACATGAACAAGTACACTTTAGTTGGTTCGTATGATGTTGCAACAGTTGGTGCAGCGACCATCGCAGTTAAAGGTGGAGTTGCTTACTTGGATCAAAAGAATACAACTGATGGCTATGCTGCATTAGTTGGTGCTGGTGTTTCTTATCCATTAAGCAAACAAGTTGCTCTCACTGCTGATTATCGTTATCAAGCAGGACAATCTAAAGTTAGTTCTTTAGATGGTAGTACTGTTATTGCTGGCTTGAAATATTCATTCTAAGGAATTACTATGAAGACAATTATCTTACTTACTGCTTTAGCATTTTCTTTCTCAACTTTTGCTGCTGAACCAGCAAAGAAAGAAGAAACGAACTGTGTAACAAAGGACAAGAAAGGTAATTGTCCTGCTGCTCCAAAGAGTCCTAAACCAACTCCAAAGAAAAAAGCAGAAGCACCTAAATAATATTATGTCCCAGGGATGGGATATGGTGGCAGTAACCATATAAAAAACTGTCATTACACACAACTCATTAACACACAAAGGAATTAATATGAGTAACATGACTCCGTTCGAGATTCGCCTTGAACTTTTAAAAATGGCGAAAGACATGCTTAACGATGAATACTACGGTAAGCGTGAAGTAATTAGCAATAGTTGGCATGCTCAACTAGAAGTTGCTAAAATCAATGGTGGGGAGTTGCCTGTTCATCCAGGATTTCCAGCTTATCCATCAGAAACTGAAATCATTGCAAAGGCTCAAACCCTAAATGGTTTTGTTTCAAATATTCCCCTAGATACTAAGACTACGAAAAAGTCCACCTGATAAATGGGATTGGAAGGTGTGTTCGCACACCTTTCTTCTGCACATTAAGGAGATGTAATGCATAAGAAAATATTATATACGACATTAACTATACTAAGTTTGATTATTATTGCTCCAGTGATTGCTTTAAATGGTAAAAATGTAATTCCGTTAAGTGGAATTGATTATTCAGATCTGACCCCATCGGCTAAAAAAGAAGTCGAATGCTTGGCAGACAACATATATTTTGAATCAGCCTATGAACCAAAAGATGGAAAGATTGCGGTAGGGCTGGTTACAATGAACAGAGTTAATAAAGGATTTGAAGATTCTGTTTGCAGTGTTGTGAAACAAAAAACTCAAAACACTTGTCAGTTCTCTTGGTGGTGTAATGCTAAATTGCAAATGACATCGCTATATAAAACTAATTATTTTAATGATAGACAAAAAGAAGTCTATAAAGAAGCGCAAGATGTGGCAGTTTATGTTTACATGAACTATGGTAATATGATAGATAACACTCAAGGTGCTTTATTTTATCATGCGGATTATGTTAATCCTAGATGGAAATTAGAGAAAACAGTAACGATTGGTAGACATATTTTTTATAAACCCTAATGGAGTAATTGATGGCAAATAGTATGATGCAAAAATTGAATTTAGATTTTCTCAAAGAGGGTGATAAATCTACTCACGGATTCTTTCTTCTTATGGAAGAAGTTTCCCTTTCTTCGGTAAAACCATTGGTAGAATGGATACTTGAATCAAACTTCACTGCTGAAACACCAGAGTTGTTAAATTTAATTATCTGCTCTCCAGGTGGCGATTTGAATGCTGCGTTCGCAGTTATTGACACGATGCGTGGTTCTTCTATTCCAATTCGAACAATCGGTTTGGGGCAGGTTTCTTCGGCAGGTCTATTGATCTTTGCTTCAGGAACTAAAGGACAACGAATTCTTACACCGAACACTTCAATTTTATCGCACCAATATTCTTGGGGTGCGTTTGGCAAAGAGCATGAGTTATTTGCGACAGTTAAAGAATTCGATTTGACAACAAAACGAATGATTGCTCACTATAAAAAAGTGACAGGTTTAACTGAACCAAAAATTAGAGAAACACTTCTTCCTCCGCAGGATATTTGGTTATCTGCTCAGGAAGCACAGAAACTTGGACTATGCGACTTAGTAAAGGATTTAAAATGAATTGGTTAAAATATTCAGGTGTTTGGATTTCGCTTGCGGTAAACCCATATCACTGGAGAATTGATTTTGATGTGCGTGGTCCAGATGATATGGATCCAGCAAGGCATGTAATTTGTGCCACTGTTGGTCCACTAACAGTAAGGATAGTTATCGATGATGGATCTTATTAACAAAATAAAAGGATGTTTTATTATGACTGAAAGAAACTTATTTGTAATTTGTACGACTGTGGTTTTGATGACAGCGATTAGTTCTATTGCATACTATAATTTGCAAAAAGACCGACTCATGTCTGCAAATATTGAAAATGGTATTGTAAAGGGTGTTGACCCAGTTGCAATTAAATGCGCCTACGACTCTCAAGGCACTATGTGTATGCTATACGCTGCAACCAAGCATGGAGACTCTCCTACAGGTCGAAAATAATGCTTGACATTAATTCGTAAATAGGGTATAATAGTCTTAGGACTATAGAAAAGGAGCCTGTGATGGAGTTGAGTAAATATGAGTATCAAGAGAAGTTTTCCCTTTGCGCAATGGATAGAGATATCGTAGCATTAGAGAAAATTCATCTTTCTTTGATTAAGCAACGAAAAGTAATGGATCGTTGGTTTGACAAGTATCTTGATATGTTTGACCGAAAAATGAATCCTGAAGAAACTGATACCCCAGTTTGGAAACTCTATAAATCAAAATCGCGAGAGTATAGCGAACTAAACGAGGTAATCACAACAGCAAATGCCTACATCAACAAACTTAAAAGTATTTGAAGATTCAAAGTCGTTTTCTCTTTATATAGAACAATTGGCAAGAGACAAGAAGTGTACCCATGTCGATGCTATCTTGGAATATTGTAAGGAAAACTTCATTGACCCTGAAGAAATTAAATCTTTGATTAACAAGTCCCTCAAAGAAAAAATGAAGATGGATTTTCAACAGAGTGGACACCTACCGAAAACGGCACAACTTGATGTTTAATTTGAAATTGACGCTTGCTGTTATTTTTGCTTTTACGCTGGTTTGGGGAACTATGTTCTTAGCAATCCCTAAACATGGCGTAGTAGTTTATGATTGTAGATTGGCGGAAATCTCTCCAGATTTCCCAATTGAAGTGAGAACTGATTGTAGGAAATTAAATCGTGGACGGATATAAGGTATGGAAACTTTATATGGCTGTGAAGTTACACTTTACTACGAATGCGTATAATGTGTTTAACAATCGTGGTCATGTAAAAGGTGCTCGAGACACTTTTTATAATCGTAATGATAGGTTTATCTT